AAACTTACATACAAATCAGCATTACTTTCAGCACGACTCACTAGAATCTTGAGACACGGGGAGTACAATTTACATAAACAAGAAGTATCCCTCTGGGAGCCGCCCACCACATGATCGACGAAGAGCTTTGGCCTCCAATAGATGAGGTTCTTATCAGGAAACTAGAAGAAATCTACCCTGATAAATGTCCATCAATAGATGCACATGACCGTGAGATATGGAGGTACGGTGGACAGGTAGAGCTAGTAAGAATGTTGCGATCTGTATATAATGAGCAGAACAACATCGAGTAAAGATGGCAATTAAATCAGCAACATCTTCAGCCGCAACTGATGCTGTTAAAGAAACATTTGCAAAACTATTAGGTAGAGAAGCAGGTACAGAAGGTCTAAACTACTGGGCAGATGAAATAGAAAGAGATACGCAAGCAGCAATAGCTAGTGGCATGAGTGCAGAGGACGCATTAGCAACTGCTACTGCAAAAATGGAAAGCAATGTTGGACTAAGCCAAGAAGCAAAAAATTATGCAGACACTAATATAGCTAGAACAGCTATTTCAGGAACAGAATCTTTTGACACTGTTGACGAGACTCCTGATTGGTACACTGCTGGTACTTACACCGATGATGATACTAATGAGTTTGCAAGTGGAACAAGAGATGAGGACTGGGCAACAAAACTAGATTCAGGAAACTTGGCAGGTTTTCTATCTGATCAGAACTATCAATACGGGACACTGCAAGGAAATACAGTTGGGCAAGAAGGTAACGAGTGGTGGGGATATCAAAAGAATTTAGCTATTGACCACTACATGAGCGATGCTGGTGGTAATTATTCTTTTGATACAGCCAGCCAACTTGCCGATGCTAATGTCGCTGCTGATATAGCAAGAAATACAGGACACGAAAATTTTATTAAGTATGGATCAATAGGATATGGAAATACACTTGATATACAAACAGCAAAAGAAGCAAATGTAGCTGCAATTCCTGCTGACGAAGCCTTTGGAATAGATCAAGTTTATTTAAACTTTGACCCTCGTGCTATGGAGGTTTTAAAAGCAGGAGGCTTGTACGAGGGAAGTGGCTTTACATCAGGCGTTGATGATGCTGGCAATTTAATTACAACTGGTAGTGCAAAACTTGATCCTTATTATATAGATGATGACGGGAATGTAGTTACTGGTGATGCTATTGCTGATGACTATGATGGCGATCTAATTACAGATGATCCTGCCTCTAAGTTCAGATATGTACCAGACTCATCTGCTCCAGGTGGATACAGGATTACAGCTGATCCAGCATTAGAACTTTCTAAAGTTATATCAGGTGAATCCTCTGCTGTAGGAAGCGATGGCACTGTCGTTTCTGGTTACATGGATGACAGAGGTAAGAAGACTTTTGAGATTCCAACTAATGTTACAAATGTAGACAGCAGCCGATTCTCTTTACCTGATGATGATCCAAATAAATTAACTCTTTCTCAATGGGTTGAGAATCCTGCTAACAAAGCAGCAGTTGAAGAAGGTGACTTCTCTTACAAAAATACAGGAGCAGGATTAGTAGAGTTAGATGATCAGATCTATGGGCAAGGAACAGTCAAAGAAGGAGGAGGTACAACAAATCTAGGTTTAACAAACAACGAAACCTTATCAATATTTCAAAATGATGGCAGGACACTTAGCTTGACTGGAGGAACTTATGTTACTAATACTGATACTACTAATAACACTACCAACACTACCAACACTACTAACACTACTAACACTACTAATAACGAGATAACTGAAGGAGCTAATAATCACTACTACGGCATGGGTGGGGGTGGCAATAAAACAATCATTGCAACAACACCACCACCAAGTAAGACAGCAAAGATGCAGCAGATAAAAGATCCTGTAAGAATCAACGCTCAAGCAGCTAGAAGGAATCAATACAACAAGATAAGAGCAAAGTCACCAGCACAAATTCCTGGCACAGGTGGTAGCCTTAATATCCCCGTTGGTTAGTATCAGGTTATTATTAAGTAACTGCAGGATTTAACTATGTGTGGTGGTGGTGGTGGTGGAAGCAACAACGATGAGCAGATTAAGGTGGCAGAAGAACGCCACCAAGAAAACCTTGCCCTGCAAAAAGAGCAGATGGCAGAACAGAAACGACAGTTTGAATTAAGCAGGCAAGATAACCAAGCCAGATATAAAGAACAGAAGAAACAAGCAAAGGCTGCTCCACCTCCACCGCCTGAGAAGACAGCAGGTGTTGCCGCTCCAACCTTTGAATTTAAGAGGAAAGGTAGTGGAAGAAAAGCATTTCGTACTGGTAACAAAGCCACTCAATCATCTGCTCATTCAGCCAAGAGTCTTTACATCCCTAGATAAATGGATTTAAGAATTGACCCTATTGATTTAGTTCCAGGTAAAGGAGCTAAGGATAAAGAGAAAGGTACTACCCTTGCTGGTAGATACGACCAACTAAAAACTAACCGTGATCCTTTCCTTCAAAGAGCTAGAGATTGTG